TTCCCAGCCTTGGGTGGCTACGAAAACTTTGGAGTCGCTGCCCGGCCGCTACGATCAGTCACCCTATAGCTACGAAAAAAGGCTACGAGAACTGCCATCGGATCGTGCCGTCGGCGTAGGCCGCTCCAAAAACCGATTTAGTTCGGGACGATTCAGTCACCCTATGGCTACGAAAAAAGTTTCGATCGGAGCTTCGGTCATGCCGTGCCGTTGGGTGGCTACGAAAACATCGCTGAATTCGCCGTGCAGACCACTCCCCACAGTCATCCTGCCTTTTGGACGGCTACGACAAGAAATGGCAACGACTTGTTGCGTTCGAGGCTACGAAAACACCGCTCCGACAGCCCTCGCAGGGGCTACGAAAAATGTGACGGATTGGCTCAGTCATCCTGTCTTTGGATGGCTGGATGGCTACGAAAACACCCATGCCTGAGGTGGAACAGCGCCTTTGGATGGCTACGAAAACACGCGTTTCGGAGACCCTACAACCTTTGGTGTTACAAAACTACTTGCCCGACAGCCCTCGACAGTCTACATCGAGTGGCTACAGAAAACAGAAGCTGATGATCGACATGCTGGCCAAGGCTTCAGTCGCTCCGCCACTCGGACGGCTACAAAAAGAATGTTGCGTCTGGCTTGGTGGCTCCGAGATTCAGTCACCCCACTCGGGACGGCTACGAAAACGGAAATCGATGATTGGTGGGTCGCTACAACAACACACAGGGTGGCATGGGTACGGTCCGGCATTCGGGCGGCTACGAAAATTTGCGTGGGCTACTAAAAGACCACTGATCCAGTTGGGTTCGGGTTCAGTCACTCTTGGGTGGCTACGAAAATCTTGTGTGGCGGGCGGGTTTAAAGTCACCTTTTTTGGGTAGCTATGGAAAGTGGGTGGCTACGAAAATATCAATCCCAGGTCGGCGAGCTAGCCGCTGAGTTCCAGTCACCCGATGTTTCGGTGGCTACGAAAAATTCAACTGGCGCCCGTTGGGGGTATACCTGGGTGGCTACGAAAAACTTGCATGGCGAATGCATGGCGGTTCAGTCACCCGGCCATGTGGCTACGAAAATGAGAGTGCACGGCGCGAGAGCTTATTTGATGCATTGTATGAGAGCGACGATCGCGCTATGTCGTTCGTCGGCTATGAGAGAGAGTGGCTACGACAACATACAGAAATGGGCGGGGATTGAAGGCTACAAAAAGCTACGAAAAGGCTACGAAAAACGTGTGAGCCTTGCGAACCCCGAATGCCTCAGTTTCAGTCACCCTTCGGGTGGCTACGAAAAATGTATCCGAGGGCTGAGCGCAGGAGGCGCAGTCACCCTATCGTTGGGTGGCTAGGATGGCTACGACAACCCCGTACATCACGGCCAGACGGGCATCATCGGCTCACTCACCCTACCATCCGGCGGCTACGACAAGGGCACGACTGCGGACGTCCTTTCAAGAGCCATGGGATGGCTACGAAAACAGAATCGTCACTCACGAGTAACTACACAGAAGTGCAGTCATCCCGTTGGCATGGCTATGAAAATGGAAATGGATACGACCACAAGACCGACAGCAAGAGGACCGGCAAGCTGGTTTCAGTCACCCTTGGGCGGCTACGAAAACAAACAGCACGATCGCAACCTCAAGCGGACGCAGCCAAGGCCGCTTGAGGTGACATCTGCAAATATAGCCAACAACCACGCGATCGAAAAGCGCAAATACGCTTCCAATTCGTATTGGAGGGTTGTAGACCATGGTGATGCAACAGCCCGAACCCGATGTGCGTCCCGTGATTGCAGCGCTATTCGCCGAACTGCAACAAGGCGGCGCATCGCCGTTTCTGGCCATGACCCTTGCGATCGAGATCGTGCTGCAAGACCTGCACCACTTGATCGTGTTGATGGCCTTTGATCACGCCATCCGCGATCGCATTGAACTCATGCATGATATCATCGAGACGTCACGCAGTTTCAACCAGAGATTCCACTGGCTGATGCGGGTGGCGTTTTGGCTGAACATGTTCGTATCAGCTTTGGGCATCACATGGTTCGTCCTGCTGTTATTGCGGATACTATCTTGAGCAAGACAGATACTCCATCTGGACACCAGGGGTCGGGCAATGCTATCCACACCGGCATGACAAAACCTACAGTCCCGTACAAAGAACTTCCCGAAGGCGCTCGCAAATGCCTCGATGCGATCATCGAAAGCTGTCTCGACTACGATAAAATCCCTGCTGGCGTCACGCGCGAACAGGCGCACGACTCGGTGGTGTATTACCTCGAAACCGGCGACATCCAGCTTCTGGATCATTGCGACGGCACGTTCTCCTTGCATCGCACCGACCAGCTAATCGATCACGGCAATGGCACGTTTTCCCTAAAATACTAGACCTCAGGGTGTTTGCGGCCGAGCCGTGAAATACGGTGAAACGCCCGCCACCCGGTATCGCGCGCCGGTGCGGATTCACCAATGTGATCGGACTCGGGATCGAAGGTCCCCCGATTGCCAATCGCGCTCTTAACCTGATTAGCCTCGAAGATGGCGAAGTTGAGGCTGCGGTTTTCCATCAACACGATCCCGTCATAACCAGCATCATGGATATACTCCACGAAGTCCGGCGCCTCCAAGGCATCCCAACTGCCCTTGCGGAGTGCCCTGGTAAACTGCTTTTCCGTCAGCAGCGGCGTCGAGACATCGTCAATGTTATCGATCTTCCAACCGAGGCCCATGAGGATGCGGTTGCTCTCAAAACGATCCTGGATGCCGCCGGTCTCATCATAGAAACTCCCGGCCATGTGATAATCTTTGCGGTAATCGAATGGATTGACGATGCGCAGATAGACCGGCATCACCTGGGCGCCCGCCCGCACCTCAGGCGAGCGCTCGTCCGAGGCATAGGAACTGGCAAATTGCGGCTTCACCGAAAAGAACGCCAACAGACCGCCCCGCCCCGGCGCATCCTCATTGGAAAACGTATGAAAGTCCGATTGGGTGCCGTGATAGCAGCGGAGCGGCTTCCCCGCCTTATCGACCACCTTACTGCCCGCAAACCACTGCTGGAAGGCGGCCGTCTCGGTGACGGGCGGTGGGGCTGCGGGGGACATGATCGCCTCCACCAGCCGCATCCAGGCGCGAATACTCATCGTTTGTTGGCATCCTCAGTGTTTTCATTATTTAACATGAAGTTCGATCAAACCAAACGGTTGACCCAACCCGATCGCCAGCATACACTCTGGTGTGCGATCTGACACGAGTTGCAGGCCATGATCGCAACCGAGGCTGCGCACGGTCACGAGAATCGATCACAGGACGATCACGAAGGGCGACGAAAACAGTAGGTGTCACCCGAAATGGCTACGAAAAGGTTATGCTGAGGGACAAATAGCTACGATTCAGTCAGTCAGAGGCGGCTACGAAAAGGTTATGCTGAGGATGGCGGCTACGAAAAGGCTACGGTAAAAGCTCTAGGTCGGCCTTGGCCTTGGCGTCAACGCCAGTCACACATTGTGGCGGCTACGAAAAGGCTACGAAAAGAGCGGACGTCCCCAGGCGTCGATCCCCGGCTATGAACAGTCATCCTCTTGATGGCTACGAGAACTACGATTCCTTTGGGACTGGCGGGCGCTCTCGATGATCTGCCCTGGATAGAAGGTCGCCGCAATCTCTCGCGCCCGCTTGGGATTGGGCGACACATCGATCGCCACCACGTGATCGTTCATGTCCACGATGTCGAACCACATGTTCTCCGGATTGAGTCGCGCGTGATAGTGCAATGAATGTTTTCGCTCGGTGATTTGCAAAAGTTCTCGCAGGGTCATGCAAGTATTTAGTCTTTGGCGGCACAAGATGTTAAAGTTTGTCGTAGCCATCCACCATACCGGGTGACTGGAGCTTCGTCGTGCGCGGACTCTCATGATTTTAGTAGCCATCCATCGGATGGCTGCATCCGATCGTCCCCCATTTGAGGTCTTCCGTTTCCGTAGCCAGCCAAACAAGATGGATGACTGTAATAGCGCCTTTGCTATCATGCCGTGCAAATACTTCCCGGAATGGTCGTAGGCAACTCCCCTTCCTTTTCGTAGCCACAGGAGTGGCTGCATCCCATCAGCCCGTGTAGCCGCTACGCAAGCCAGTTTTCGTAGCCATTCGAACAGGAATGACTGCATCCCGGATACCAACGGGGTGACGGCTCAGCAGATTTTTGTAGCTGTCGGCGTTTTCGTAGCCACCTAAATGCGAATGCGTCTTTTCGTAGCCATCCCGATCGAGGATGACTGATTCATTATCCCAAGGCTGCGCCTGCTGCTTTTCATAGCCATACAGGTTTTAATATCAAAGAGCAGGCGCTGTTATACCAATGGTCCGGCGCAGGTCAACCGGTCAATCGTTTTGCTCGGCCATCGATAAACGATTAAGCCCTTCGACGTTGCGCAGCATGCCTTCTAACGGCGTGCCACGCATCAGGTGATTCAACGTCCCAGCCAAACTGGTGCCCTGAACGATCGCCAATGGCGCCAGATGTTCGGCAATCTGTTCGAGTTGTCCGGTCAATGCCATCGCCGTCAGAGCCTCGACCAGACGCGGCGCGATGGCGTCCATCCGAACCTTCTGTGCATCAGCCATGCCCGCCTCGGTCCTGATCGACCGCTCGGCATCGAAATCGGCAAACTTGCGGGTCAATTCGCTCTGCGCATTCTGCGATTCCAAGATGATGTCATTGATCAGCTTCGAGAGGGTCGCTAATACCTGCTCACCGGCCTTGCGATCCTGCTCGACGGCATTCAGCGTTAGCACCTGCTGGTGTTCGATCTCGATGCGGGCGGCCTCTGTCTTGGCCAATTCCACAACTTGTCGGCGTTCTGTCTCCTCCATCCCCTCAACCAAGGCGGCCTTCGCCTGAGCGCGTTCCAAGGCAATGGCATCGATCAGTCTCTCCTGCTGCGAGCGGGCCAGCAAATCTGCAATCGCCCGATCCATCACATCCACACCGACGACTTCGAGATCGTACACCGTCATGCCGTTTTCGTTGAAATGCTTCAACGGACGCGTGCCATCCTCGCTCTGCCCCAGCACCATATCACGCAGGATGTTGGCCGCATCCCCATAAAACGCCTGGATACCAACCGTGCGCACGGTGTTGCCGATGAGCGAGCGCAGGTGATCCACCATGTACTGGACATAGTTGTCGATCGCGAACCATTTATCGATCTCCTGCGGCTCGAACCGCACCAGATATTTGACCCGCACATTGACGTTCACAAGGTCTTGCGTTTTCAGACTGAGGATATCGCTGATCGGATTCGAAATATACCGCAAATAGGGCGTCGCCAACCGCGCCGCATCATGCTTTGGCGTGCCCATCGACAGGGATAACCGTTCCAGGTATTCATCATATTCCAGCAGCACGGTTTGCGGCCCGACAATGGGTTTCCGCTGGCCCTTGCTGTTCACCACCTGCACGGCAAATCCCGACCAGACATCGATCCGCACCGCGCCATCATATTTGGTATTGAGAGTGATCATGCGCGGCGGGGTGTAGGTGGTGCTGCGCGGTATCTGATCGGCAAACGTCGTGGCACTGGTGGCCGACGCATAGACCCGGCCCGATCCCGTCGCCGGGATGTAATTGCGGGCAATCGCGCTCTCGATATTGGCCGGATCGGAGATCGCATTGATGCCCATGGACGCCAGGGTCTGGTTGAATTGCCGCACCTCGTGGTTCTGCGGGAAATACAGATCGCATTCGGTCTGACTGAGAATGCGCCGGACGATCACCTCTTTGATCGGATTCGGCAGAAACATCCGAGGCCCCGTCACCAACGCGATATCGCCGCTTTGCCGGTTCAGCACATAGCGCCCTTCGCCGGATGGCACCGCCACGGCATAGGATTTGTCATTCTTGCCATCGTTGCCGCCGTAACTGATAATCGCATGCTCTTCGCGCGGATAATAGATCGGCATGTCGGCGCCGGTGATGAACATCTCATCGCCCGCCTTGTGCACACAATCCTGCTCCTCGTAGTCGGCAATGACCTTGATGTGAATCCCATTGGTCGGTTGCAGTTCATAGGCGCGGAATTTGCGCTTGTCGTCCCGGTTGTAGAACTTCTGAGTGGGCGTCGGAAACACCACATCCGGGCCTTTTTTGTATTCCTTGTTGCCATCCTCGCCGATCAGGATGGCATATTCCAAACGCTCCAAGGTAACCGCATCGCGGACATATTCCTTGTTCTCCGCCAACACTTCGACCCCTGAGGGCGGAATATAAAACGCCACGCCGGTCCCCTGGATGATCAGTAGCTGTCCGGTCACCAGCGTGTCTTTGTTGATCCCCAGCACACTGCCCGCCGTACTCTCGATCGGCGTGGTGTCATCCTGACTGGCTACACTCTTGACGACCGACTTGTCCCAGTTCAGCTTGGCCGCCTCGTCATCATAGACCCGCACCATGAGATATTGATTGGAGCGCAGATGATGGCCCGGCACCACGGTGGCGATCTGGCCCGGCCACAAGGGAAAACTCTGCGGTCCTGGCAGGTTTTCGATCTGCCCGTAGCGCAATGTGCCGACCGGCATGATCTCGGCTTTACTGGCCTCCGGTTGACCCCCCGCCTTGGCCGGATTTTCCAACACCACATAGTAGCCCTTGGGCGCGATGATGTTGGTCTGGATGGCAAGCTGGGTGGTGTCAACCGGCACAAACCGCTTCTTTATCGCATCAAACACGACCAGCCGATCGGTGTTGGACAAGGATTGCTTGATCGGTCCGCAGAGCGTGTTGATGTGACCCTTGGTCTCATCCAGCACAAACGCAAACACACCGGGAGGCAGAATCAGTTCCGTCTCACGCGCCTTATAATCGTCCGGCATTGGTTCAGTCCTTTTGCTTGATCCAAGCCTCATCTATGACGATCAGACCGGCGCCGCAAGTGGTTTGTGCGCGGACCGGTCAATGCAGCGGGGCGCCAGCAAAATGCAACAAAACCGTCACCACCAATGAACATATCGCGATAGCGCCAGAAACAATCGCCAGCAAGGTGTTGCGCCGGGCCGAGTCGGCAGTCGTTTCCTGCACAATGCGCGCCTGAAGACCGATCGTCTGTTCCGCGTCGCGTTCTGCGTGCAAACGATCCCAATCTTTGGCATTGGTGTCCAAACGCACGAACGTAGACTGTGCCTCGATGATCCGCTGATTCTCATGATTGAGCAGTTCCAGGCGGCGTTCATACTCGATCGCCTGAATAGCGCGAGCCTTTTCCATCGCGGCGAGACAGGAGAATATCAGTTCACGCAAGGTCTCATTGCGCGTAAGACTGATCTTGTTCAATGCCTCCAACCGTTCTTCGGATTGCATCTTATTGGCATCGACCCGGTGATCGATGATGCGGATGACACCCTCAAACTGCGCCTGAATGGCAATCGCCGAAGCCGCCACCCGACGCTCCACAATGTCCGCCGTCCGATCGATATGCGCTTGCTCTTGTCTGTCCATAGACCGAAACACCCTAAAGGCCAAGATGATACAACGCGGGTCTGCCGGTGGCGGTCAAATCGCCACAGGGCGGGGCCTGGGAGCCTGCTGGGGGCGGTGGCAGGGCGGCCCGCAGGGGGACTAGCCCAGCGTCAGTAACGGCCTGTACGACCGTTACAGGGCCGTTATAGAGGGGGTGGGTAAATCGGCTTTCGAAATGCGTCATGCACATGGTGTGAAGACCTCCAGAATTCTAGTTATCGTTTATTTAAACGATCCCAGAGGCAGATACCCGAGGATGTTATCGGTATACGGGATATTCGGGTCCCGCACGATCGAGACCGCCTGATCCATCGCGATGCCGGTGGCCGACACCCCGAGAATACCGGTCGTGCGACTGACCGATGGGATGATGATCGTCCCGGCGATGCCAGAGCCATAGACGCCGAACGGATCGCGCCCGATCGGGAAGATCAGCGGCACCCTCAGCGCCGGTATCCGATACGGGAGATTGCCCGCATAAACGACGCTACCCGCTAGATGCGAGGCCGCGTTGGTGACGCCCACCACAACGGTGGCATGGATCGGCGCAGTAACCGTGACCGAAGTGATCAGCCCGCTCGTGCTGACATTGTAGCTGCTGGCTGGTTGTAATATCGAATTGATCCTGACATCCACCGCGCCGAGCGTATTGACCACGTAGATTGTGGCGCCGCCCGGACTGAGGCCGGTGCTGAGCAGACGAACGGGACCCACCGAGGTGCCGAGCGTGCCGCGACGCAAGTGCCCCAAGGTGATCTGATTGCCGACCCGCACCGCAGCAAAATACTCGATGCGTTCGGCATCAATCCATATCACCCCTGGTCGATTGCCGAGCGGCAAGGGCAATGGATCGGCCGGTTGCAGTTTTGCCGCCAGGGGCTGGGTGTTCAAATCCACCACGATGCTTGTGGCATTGCCGGGGAGATCGCTATCCAGTCTGCCTGCGTAATACGGCGAACGCAGCCGATAGTCGAAGCTTTGATCGAGAACCGGAGCCATGCGCAGAACCGAGGGTGTGCGGGTGGCGTATTGATAGTGCAGGGTCGGCGTCGCGGGTAGCGCCGAAAATGTCATCATCACCACAAATCCACTGGTCTGGTCTGCAATGGCCAAGGCCGGAAGCGTCAAGGTCACATACGGCACGGTGGCCAGTTTGGTTACAATATGATAATCATCATCCGGGACCAGGGTCAAGCCGTTCATGGTCACCAGCATCATGTTCGGTGCAACCGAGGCGGGTAGCAGATAGGTTTGGTGTGAGTTCAGCCCGGTCACCGGATAACTCGATGTGCGTATTTGCATGCTTCCGGCATTGCTGAAGGTTGTCGCGACAATTGTATCGAGACTGTTGATCGGCCGTCCCAAGAAGGGAAGCGTCTTACTGGTCAGGAAATCCGCATCCAGGGTGACCACGCCCGTGTTGCTCACTGTGTAATCCGGGGTCTGTCCCGCAAGGCTCACCACGGCGGCGATTTGATACGGATCAAAGGCTTGCGTTTCCAGTGCCACCAGCAGATTGCCATACACCACGAACTGGCCTGCGATCATCGTCGAGGGGGTCTGCCCGACCGGCACCACGATATTGAGCGGATGCGTGCTGGGCGAACTGGACAAGGTGCAAATCGGGATCGCAGCGGTATAGAGGACGTTATTATAATAGACCGTGAGACGATCCGCGCTTGAGGTCGGAGCGATCGGCAGATACATCCAGGGCGTGGCTGGAGTGATCAGGCCATAGAATGTTTGTGGCGGAGTCAGACGCACCCCGCTCACCTCGATAATCGTTCCGGCGTGTGGCGGCATCGTCACCGGATCGGCGATCGTCAAAGTCCATTGCAAACCGGAATTGAATGCCAGGACCTGTTGTTGCACCGTAGTGGCTAGGGCAGCGCCACCCGGACAGACTAATTCTTGCTGATACGTTACGATACCGGACACCGGATCGGTTACTGGATAATCGCTGTAGACTGGCAGATAACTGATGAGTGCGACATCGCTGCCCACAGACGGCGGGACGGAAAGCGTGACGCTCGTGCCATTGACCTGATAGCCGCTGGACAACACAACGCCATTGACGATCACTGCGACATTACTGGCGAGCGTGGCCTGGGCGATGCTCAGCGCATTCACCCCGGAACTGAGAAATTGACTATCAGTGACCGGGGTCAGACCGCCGAAGCCGAACACATGCAAGACCACGCGAGTGACCGGGCTGGTTTGCAGCGTGGCATTGATCGTGACTGTGCGGCCAAAATGATCGACTGTGTAATCGGTGCCGAGGGTGGCGCGCAGGCCATTGCAATGCACCAGCACGGCTGCCGCTGATTGCGCCATGGTGGCAAATGAAAACGTCTGGGTGCCGGTGAAGGCAGGCAGATCAAATCTCTTGATTTCGATCGGCGGTGCCCCGGCATTGGCCAAACTGGTGACGATGAGTTGCAAGCCATCATCGGCCGCATAGCCAATGCGTTCCTCGGGATGCTCCGCTTCGAGTGCCGGATCGCGCAGGCCGTATTCGCGCGGCTGGCCGGGGAGGGACGGATTAACGACGGTTGTCTCTACGGTGGCGAAGCGATCGCCGCTGACGGTCAGGGCGACCTGTGAGGTCTCGCTGATCCCGAGTGTATCCCACCCGGAGGTGGGATAATTGCTGACTGGATAGTCATTGGCATTGAATATAAAGCCATCGACCCAGCCGCCTTTGAATTGCAGGTTCAGCAGTTGCCCGAGATCGGTTGGCATCCCGGCACTCGGCTGGTAGTAGCTGGCTATCCGGTGCACTGCGCCGGATTGATCATTGGCTTCGTCAGTGGTGTTATCCCAGGGCTTGGTATCCCAGGTGGCGACGTCCCAGCCCCCGGCTGCGGCACTGCCGACCACGCGATCAAACAGCAGGGTGACCGTGACCTGCCGATCCAGGGCCGTCGCGGCGACCGTATTCTCGGCCGTGGAGACCGCCAAGGCGATTTGCTGGGCGGTTCCCCCATTGGCGCTCGCCAAGGCGCTGGCGGCCGTCCCAGCGGCAGCCATCGCGGCAATGATGGCCAGATAGTTGGTATACCAATTCACCCAAGGCTGGGTTTGCAGAATCGCAATATCAGTGAGGTTGGCGGGATCGAGCACGCGATAGACGCCCAGCCGCTGATCCCAATAGACTGGCTTGTCGAAATCGGTCGCCAGGGTGGGGGCGATATCGGTGGGGGGCGTGTAGCTCGTGGCATATTCGCGTATCTTCACGCGATAGGGTTTGACTTCATTGACAAAGTCAATCAGGTTGACGGTCTGATCGACTCGGGTGAACGGGGTTTCCAGCAACGGCACGTTGTAGCCCAGAATGCTCATGAAAGATGTTTTGAAAGCCCAATCAACATTGCTCTGCTGGGCATGGACAAAATCCACCATATTGAACCACAGCGTGTTGATCTCAGAGTCTTTCAGCACATTGGCGTAGCGCAGGGCATCGAGCAGACTGCGCAATTCCCATGAGCCATCACGCAAGGTGACATCGGACGGGGCCAGCAGTTCCGCGCCGGGGGCCAACCATGTCGGGGTTTCCGGCACCCGATCGGGATCGTATAATGCCTTGGCGAGTTGGATGGTGCCATTTTCGATCGCCACGGTGGTCCAACTGGCGCTCGTCGGATCGAACTGGGTCCAGATAAACCCACCCGTTCCGGCATCATCGACAACCACCAGTTGATTGACCGGCTGGGTCCCTTCGCCGATATTGCGCGCGGCGATAGTGGCATAATGGATGACGGGCGGATCATTCACACTGTAACCGGAAGCGTAATAATCAGCATAGCTCAGGAACACATCGCTCGCGCTATCATCGGCAGCGGCCAGGATCAGATGGTATCGCTGGGTGCGTAACAAGCTGAATGGTTGGCCAGCGCCTTGATAGGTCCAGATCGCCCAGAACCCTGTGGGAGGTAGCACCAGAACGCGATCGCCCAGGCTGAGGGTCGCAAGACTGTCGCGGACGGTCTCGGAGGCGACCTGCACTTCGTAGGTGGGAGCCAAGGCGAAGAAGGCATCGGCATTGAGCAGCAGAAAGGCAATGATCTCGGCTGGGGTGGCCGTGCTATTGGCCTGCTGGAAGCTGGCGCTCGCGCGATTGGCTGCCACCCCATCGAAGGTCCAGATGCTCCAATGCGGGACGAAGCTGGTCAGACTGTTAACCAAAACCGTCATGGTTTGGCTGATCGGCGCGACGATCCCCGGCAGCAGGTTCCCGGCCCCGAGGAAATCCGCGCGCGCCAGTAGATTATCGCGCTCGGCCATCGAGTAAACCTGTACCATCCAGGCCCCGACCGGGGGCGGTTCCACCGGATAGGAGGCATCGGTTTGTGTCCATTGGAGCGTCGCACTGGGCGCATCATAGCGGGTCAGGCTCGGCAACACCGCCGTGCGTTGCACGCAGATCGGCGTTTGCGCAAAGATCGCGTTCACCGCATCGACGAAATTCTGCCGCGCGTCCAGCAAGCCCCCCCGTGCGCCCAGCATGCCGCTGATCTGAAACATGTTTTGACCAGACTGAATCCCGACATTGCGTTGCGCCGGGAGCGTGCCAGACGGCAAACTGCGCATCCCCTGCAAATCAACCGTGAACCCGGTCAAACTGTCGCGCAAATGCTGCCACAGATAAGCCGATGGCAACGAGGACGGATCATTCGGCCGCATCAGCGCCCATTGGTCATGCCGCTCCGCCAGATCGCGAATCGTGTGCTGCTGCACTTTCATCACTGTGCTGCTATCATCCAACGCACTCGCGACCCCACTGATCAGCAAACCATTGCTGCTAATGGGCGCCATCCAAGCCAGACCGGCACTCGATGGATAGGTAATCGCCTGGATCACCGTGGCCACCGAAAGACTGCGAAACGAAACCACGGGTACAACCGTCAGCCCGCTGACCCAGAAGTAATACTTCAGCACATCGCCGAGGGTCGGATCATACACCACCCGCTCGACCCAGGAGGGCGCGTCCGTGAGATACACCCGTCCCAAGGACGAATCGGTTATGGCCTGGGCGATATAGGTCGTCGGATCGACGAGGCTTTCGATCCATTCATACACATCGACGCTGCTAAGTGGCGCCACACGGGTCCATTGCTGGATGCGATAGTGCAACTCGACCACATCGCGATCGTTACTTGCGCCTAAGACATCGGTGGAGGGATCGATAAACTTGACGGTGGCGATATTCCACCACACCCGGCCGCGTTCATTCGGCCCCCACGGGTTGAGCGCAGCAGATGTCGCTCCGGCGTTATAGCGGGCCGGATCGAACGGGGTGAGATAATCGAGTTCCTTGCGGGCGCGGCCTGCAATTAAGCCAGCAACCGGATCGATCACGTCGATGGCGTTCACCACTGGCGTGTTGCTGCTCATGAGCATACCCGTGATCTGCGTCCCGGCTGCATAGATCAGCGTCTCGCTGATCGTCGTCGGATTATTGCGCAGGGGCTGCTGGCGGGCGAGAGACCATTCGCCGCCATCCCATTGCTGCACCGTCCAGGGCATCGTGGCTGAACCGTCGATCCAGGCGAGGTCGCCGATCATCCAATCGTAGCCCGCGACCATCAGCGTCGCCAGATCAGGAAACCGCATTTCGCGCAGAATGCGCACCATAGGCGCGGTGTCGGTGGGCAGATAGACGTAGCCCTGTGTGCTAACCGAATCGATATCGATGGTATTATTGGCGAAGTTGATGGCGATCAAGGTTGCGACACCATGCAGGTCCGGATAGGACAGACTGGGCGCATCAATGACGATGTAGCTACCAATGTCACTTTGTTGCAGATTGAGTGGTTGGCTGAGGGTCAGTCGCGTGGTCTGGGTCGCGGTTCGATCGGTGCTGCCGATGACGGGTGCGAGCACGCTGAGCAGCGCATTTGGGAGCGCCGCTGTGTTAAAGCTTTCCAGCACCGTAAAGGTTAGATCGGCTCGTTCATACACCCAGAGGCGTTCTCCGGCGGGCAAGGTAGCAGTACCTGCCTGCAATTCTTGGCTGAACACCGTCGGCACGTCGGCCCAGGCGAACACTGTATTGGCGACATCGGTTAGCCGCACCGGCCCGGCAATCGGCAAGGCGGCAGGGACGAAGCCGCTCTGCATGGTGAAAAATTGGCTCGGGTTCGGCGGCACGTCATACCAGCGCGGATCGCCCGGCGCGAGCATGATCCAGTTCAGCGGCGCATTGGCGAGCGGCTGAAAACTGACAAACTGCGGATCGTCACGGGTATCGGTCTGCGCCAGTTGGAACGTCACGAACCCATCGGCCGGAGCCCCGTATTGGCCGACCTGAAAGCCCCATTCTTCGAGGAACGATAGCGTGCTGTTGCCGGATGCGCGGGTGCTGCGCATCAGTTTCTCGAACACGCCGGGGGCACCCTTCTGCTGGATCATTCCTTGATAGAACTCAAACTGCTCGACTTCGGCCAACAGGAGGTTATCCAGGTAATTACGCTCGGCATAGCCGATCACGTGACGTGCGTAGTCCCGCAGGTCGGCCACATCTGCCAGTTCGATGTCAAACATGTAGCGCACATCATTGGCGGCTTTCTCGAAGCTAGAGGCCAAGGTGTTGCCGGTGATGACGAAGCCGGGTGCGTCCAGCCGTCCGCTCCATTGCTGCGCCCGATTGCAGATCAATTGCAGACGCGGCTGGCGGAGATTGAACAACGGCAGATAGATGGCATCGTCAAAGATGGTTACGTTATCAAAAACTAACAAATGTTCGATGGTGCTGAGATAGAGCCGGGCCAGGAAGATATCGGCATTCAGCGCGGTGATGGTCAGATCGCCATCCAGACGGCTGAGCAGGACGTTGTTTTGGCTGATCGGGGCGCCGACGCGATCGCACAGCCCGAAGAACCCCGTGCTGTTGTCCTCCACGTTATTGATCGTCCCGGTGAGCGTGCTGAATTGGATTTGCCGCTGTCCGGGCGACAGGGCGATGAAGTTGCCGGGCTGCCATTTGACCTGCGTCCAGGACAGGAATTCCAATGCCGCCATCGACCAGTTCAGGATCGCGCCGGATTGCGGATCGGTGCCGCTGAAAATCCACCCCCGTGATACCAAGTAACGTTCATAGCCGAGCAGAAAATCGCCGACCGCCTGATAGGTGTTGAATATCGTGCCATAGGCGACTTGTTGGAGCGCCTTGAAACCGGTCGCATAGGTGACGATGCGTGGCGCCGGGATCGCGAATGGACTGAGATCGGGACGCGGGGTCCAGAAACTCAGTTCGAAGATCGGGCCGCTGGTGTGCGAGCGTTGGCACTGATACACCGAACCCTGCGAATTGCAGTAAGTATTCAGCGCATACCACGTGCTGGCTTGCCAGGGGCTGATCTTCGGTTCCGCGACGCTGGCGAGACTGATCACGCCTTTGACCGAGGCCGGATCAGGCGGGATGATGGTGAAGGAAGGGGTGCGCCCGTCATAGCCAATCACCCGCCACCCGGCGCCCGTCCACTCGACGATCACGCCGCTATAGACCTCGGTATCGTTGGGTGGCGATGTATAGAGAATTGTCTGCACATTCTCGGCAGGTAGCAAGCCGAAACTATCGCACACCGCCTGCACCGTGTTGCTCGATACGAACCCCGCCATCTGATGCAGCAGGCGCACATCCAAGCCGCGCACCGCATCGCCCAATTGACTGCTCGTGCCGCCCTGCGAAACCAGATAGTCGGCGAGCCATTGCGAGACGCCAGTGACCATCACAGGTTGGCCTGCCGCATCGCTCTCGCCATGCAGCAGATTGGTTGAGTCAGTGGAACGCAACAAAGTGTTCAGATCGACCCATTGATCAGCGATCAGGCCGCGCGTGAGGGTCGTCCAGCAGGTATCGGTGAAGCGGGCGGGCTTCATCAAAAAACTGACACAGGCCAGGGCATATTGAAACGACGGGGTGGTCCGCCAAAGCATCTCGACCGGACCGAAATCGCCTGCTTGCCAGGGCTGGCTGGAGAGCGCGACGAGCCCCGAAGTGACCGTGACCAGACCGATTTGGGTGGGATCGCGCAGATGGCCCGTCGCATCGACCGGCAAGACCGCCAGCAGACCGGGCCGAGAATAGACCGCATCATAGCCCGCGCGCACGCCACCCGCGATATAGCCGTTCGTGGCGTCGATCCAGACCCGATTGCTGGGGGTGTAAGGCGGCGCGCCATACTGCGTCACCCACCAGGACGGCTGAGTTTGAAAGCCCAGCATTTCCCAGGGACGCAGATGTGGCGCATCGGTGCCGTAATAATCGTGATAGACCGCGCGCCAGCTTCCAGCCATCGGCAAGCCAAAGAGGTCGAGGCTGCCGCGATAGTTCCAGGTGAAAGGATTGCTCGGATCGTAGCCCAGCGCATTGCGATAATCCAGCCCGTTGTTCTGCGCCCAGATTTCGAAGAATGGCGCCAGCAGGCTGCTCACCTCGGCGTGGCTATAGCCGTTCGCGGGGGCGTAGAAATGCCCGCCACACCATTGCTGAATGTCAAACACCGGCCGCGCTTCGGTCTGCAACGCAGGATCGAGATTGGTGTAGATTAGTTGTTCCAGCGCCAGGATGATCGCATCGCGCCAGTCATTATTGGCGGGTGTGCGACTGCCGTCATGCCCCTGGATGAAAGTAATCGGCGGATTATACAAGGCATCGACCAGCAGCGCAGGCACCACAGCCGGTTGGATACCCAGGGCCGAGGCCGTGGGCGGAATGAACCATTGGCCGCCCGCCATCGTGCTGAGCCAAAACGGCATCGCATTGGTATGGCCAATCTTCAAGGCCGCCAGGGTCGTCGCCACCCAAGTACTGGCAGGATCGATATCCACTCGCAGCACACCACGATTGCATAGATCAACCAGCTTGCGGGCGAATTTGTTACGGAATCTGTTATATTCCTGATCGGCGTAGCGCAGTGCCAGGGTCAGATCGAATTGGCTGGACGACGCCAGCAGCATGGCCTTGAGCAGGGTCGCCCGATGCTGGAGAACCTGGGTGCCGAGAGACAGATCGCGCGGACTGTCGCGATAGTTGTTGCTGGCACTGGCCGTGCCGCTGAAATTGCTTTGCTGGCTGATCAAGTCGGCAAAATGCTGCTGGACATCGCTGTTCGACACCCGGCTAACCTCTTGCGCCAAGGGATTGGCTTGCAAATTGACCGGAATATCCCAAAAGCCATTGATCGCGATCGACTGGCTGGTGATGCCCGCATCGTGCCACGGCGAGTAATATTGCGGATCACCCGCGCTACTATGCGTGGCGTAACGATAAAGCCCGATGATCGGCGTCGATCCGGCCAGATATTGTGTCGTGGCGATCGCATTGTCGTAGACAATGATACCATTGCTGTCAAACACCAAGGGTTGCAAAATGACCGGATCGGCCGCCCCGGTGCCCAGCGCGTAGCCGAAAATGTGATCGCCATAAAACGTGCTGTTGGGATAACGAACCGGATCGTTCAAGGGCGCGGGGGTGGTGCTGAGATCATACAGCATGAACAATGGCGCCACATCCTCCGACCAAATCTGCTGGAAGGTCATGGAAGTGCCTGCCGCGAACGGTCCCAGTAGCGCAGGCAAGGGTGTCGCCAGGGTGACCGCAGTGGATGCTGTGGTGATGACTGTAACAACCGGAATCGGCGTGGTTAACGTTTCGCTCGTGACACCGATCTCGACATCAAACCCCTTGACGGTGGTGGCGACCGGCAAGGTTCCCGCGAAGGTGAGGGTGCTGCCTTGCTGAGGGGTCGGTTTGTAGAGTGAGGCAGAGCATTGCCATAACACCAGATCGCGGACGAATTCGATGATTGGGCGCAAGGCTTGACGGCTGACGAAATCCACTCCGGCCCACAGGAAGGTGGCGCGATGCACCCACAGATTGCGGCTCGACCATGCGTTGGTTTGCTGCGATGAGCGATCAATGGTGACGTATTGTGCCGCGAGACCCCGGATCAGCGTGCCATACGGGGTGAACCGGATGCTCTGACCGACGCCATCGATGATATACTGATCGAAGGCCGCTGCGTCCCAGGGCGTGGTATCCCAGGCCGGACCACCCCAGCCTTCGGTCAGATGCAAGGTATCGTAGATACGCAGCAGCATCCCCGAGCTAAGCTGGGTGACCGGCGGACTGGGCGCGCGTGAGGGGGTAGTATCATTTGAGGTGAGTCCGGTCACATCGATGCTCGTCATGTTGGTCACGGTGCCGATAAAGTCGGCAATGCGCGTCACCATGACCACTGTGCCAAGAGCAGGCGCATCTGCGAAGATCAGACTGCTGCCATCCGGACTGAGGGTGGTTGGCATTGTTTCACCCGCAACATAACCGGTCGGGGTTTCCTGCGCGAGGGTGATCGAGGTCATGGATGGTGGCAGGGCGAACAGCGTGGTAACCCCGTCGCCGGTATAATACGTGATTGGAACGTTAATCGCCAGGACCGGCATATCCTCGGCGCCATCGCCAAACCAATAGTATTGCCGATAGTTCATCCAGGCGTCGATATTGATGGGCGGCGCCCAGCTATACAATGCGGTGTCGAACAGCCGCTGCTGATTGCTGACGATCGCCCCGGTGTCATCGAGATAAGAAATGAAATCCGGATAGGTCAGGGCATTGCGAATCGTATTGCTGGTGGAATTGAGGCTCACCATGCCGGGTTCCAACTGGTAGAACGCGCGAGTCTGATCCGGTTCGGCGAGATAGAAATCGGTGGTCGGGTCGGCCCCGCTGATTTGGTGACCGATGTAACCATTGATACTGTCGGAAATTCCTGGCTGGAATAAGGCATCGACCGTGGCGCCGAAGAAGGCGGTCAGGTCGGCGGTTTGGTTGCAGCCGGGCAGCAGGGAGATGAAACGCCGTTTGGTCATTTAATTTGCGATCCGCAGGTTGGTCGCGGTGTTGGACGCGATCAGAACGATATCTGCGACCTGTGCCACGCTGATGAAAATCTCGTTGGCTTGGCACGGTATCTCGAACCCGTCCCCGAATGCGCCATTCGCGATCACTGGCACGATGACGACAGACAGGATTTGCCCGACCAGTTGCTGATGGATATACGCGGCCAATTCGGTAAAGTAGAACGTTTCGCCGAAATCCCAGTTGCTGACGGCAAAGAACACATTGATTGCGGCAAGGATGCTGCTCTGGATTTCGCCATCGCTGACTGCCGAATTGGTCGCCCGGACGACTTTGAATTTGGCTTGCAGGGCCGGATCGGCAGCGGCACCGAACAGGAATTGATATTGCACGGGCCGCCACACGATCGTGTCGGAGAACATCTTGAAATCTTCCAACCCGGAAAACGCCAGACTGAGGTCCAGTTCGGTTGGCGGATAGGGTTGCTGGGCGGCAATCGCGCCCGCTGTGATCCATTGCCGCACCGCACTGTCATACGAGTAGGTCAGGCAAAAAATATCGACGATATTGGTGCTGGCCGGATCGATCCGATGATCACTCGGGGCGTAATGTTGCCAATGAAAGAATAACGCATCGCCACTGGGCGTGGCGCTGGCCGAGGCGCTGATCCAATTGGCCGCGACATTCGGACCGCGTCCGATGGCGAAGCGATAGCTGCTCGTGGTGTCCTGCGTCCAGCCGGTGAGTTGATACACCCAAAAGGTTTCATTCGCTAATGGGGTGACCGAAGAGACGACCTGAAAGCCGACCGTGCCGAGCGGCGGGGTATCCGCTTGCAGCAAACCATCATTGTCATACCCGTTCACTGTGTAATATGGTTGGTCATACGGAGGCACTGCTGTGTTGCTCCAGAACAAATAGTTTGTCGCCGGGCTGCCGGAGATGAGGTTGTAAAACGTGTCGGGCCGATCCGGCACGCCATCACCGTTACTATCAGCAAACAAGACCGTGGTGCGCCGGGGTTCGGCCGTGCCATCCGGATAGGTCCAGAGCCGATCGATGGTGAGGCCGTAATCGATTCCCAACGCATAGCCCCTCGGGTCGTTCAGATTGGGATTGATCCGCAGCACGCTGAGATTATCGGCCGTGGCTTCGCCCGTGGTCTGCGCCAGGGTGCGCACGCCATTGTCGTACCATTCGACCGCGCCGAGGCTTTCGAACACATAGCGCAGGCCGCGCGTATTGATCCGCCACACGCCGCCGACAATGTTAACCAGCCCGATCAGCACCGTGGTCCCATTCGGCCCGCCCAGCGTCGCCTGAGGCGCGCCAAAACTGTTCTGCGCCGTGCCCAGAACCCAAAGCCCGGTGGCATAATCGTAGAGCAGCGAGAAGGACAGCCGCAGATCGAGATAGCCCGAGAGCATATTGACCGACAACCCGCTCGGGGTGTTCAGGGTCGATGGCACCGTGGTAACCACCTGGGGCAGCACAGCGAGCAGGATCGCCCCGCTTGGCAGGCTTTGCGACAGCGTCACTGGCCCTGCCGTATTGACCACCAAGGGGGTATCGATCGCATTGCCGAGGCTGACCACCGAAACCCAAACCAGGGTGCTGTTGACACTGAACTGTAACAGCGCCCCGACCTGGATCAACCCGGCCGCAGCGGGCAGGCTGGGGAGGGCGACGCGGCCCCGATTGGCATCATGGATGAACGTCCCGCTGGTGTTGAATAATGCGGCACTGGACGGCGCCCAGGTAAAGGGCGCACCGGCCTGATCGAGCGGCGCCCGGATGGTGTTGTTCCGGACATTCTGCAGCAGCACGTCGCGGATCAAATTCGCTGTGGTATACTGATTGATCGCAGGCACGATATAATCATTGAAGATTTGTAATGAGGTGCGATTGAGCGTAGTGGGCACTTCGAAATAGGTATTCGCCGGATCGCTGAAGAACAGGCCATCCTCGCCGAAGATCGACAGGTCCTGATAGGTGCCGGTCGGATCATGCAGATCGATGTAGCGCGATTGGCCACTATAGACTCGGTTGACGGCGTTGATCTTGACCGCCAGATTGGAGGACAACGGAAAGGTATTGTAGTCCTGACCGGACACCATCCGGTTCTGCGTACCATAGACCTGGGGGGCGCGCTGGCGGATTTGCTCGATCGTTTCGGCTGCACTGGCATTCGCCACGGTCTCCAGCAGCGAAAACGTCAGATACACCAGCTTGGGCGATCCGGCGGTGTTGAAATATTGGATCGGCAGTGTGATGTTGCTGATTTCGCTCGGCTGGATTTGGTAGGTCAGACCGTTGGACACCCGGTAGGTCACCGCAATATTGCCGACCGGGGCGAGACCGAAACTGCCATCCGAGAACCGGAGGGTGACCTGATCGTTATCGCGGGTCAGCACCGAGTAGATTGTGCGTACGGTATTGGCGAGATTGTTATAGGTGATATTATTGTTGAAGATCGCCGGGACTTTGGTCCAATCGATTTGCACGGCGCCATTGTCATCGACGGTATCCACCCAGATATCGTTATTATTGACGTTGCTTACCCCCAGATCGAGCAACTGGTTCTGCACCGGGGTGGCGATCTGGAACACCTGTTGGGCGGTGTTCCCTTGTTTGAACAGCAGGAAGAAACCGGTGCGCGTGCTGGCATAACCATTACTGTCGTTCAAATAATACAGTTGCAGGGCATTGGCTGGATTGGGATCGCGTTCGAACAGAGTGCCATTGTCGCTGAAATCGCCATTGCAAATCTCGAACGCCATCACGGTGCCGCTGACCGTGGCGCTGAAACTCAGGCTGGAGGCGGAAGCCAAACCGTTGATCCGGTACAGGTCGGTGCTCACATTCGCCACCGTGCCGGAGGCTAACGGCAGGCCGAACGGATTGGTTTGGATGAACGCGGCGTTCATGACCAGGGTGAATTGTTCTTGCCAGTTGATATTATTCGGGTCATTCCAGACCACCGCCTGATTGGCGAGATCGTTACCAAGACTGTCGTACACATCATCACTGGTCGTTACCTGGGTGAGTTTCAGCACGCCAGTGGCGGGTTGACAGCGGCTCGGATTGTATGACAGGAAACGCGCCAGTCGCAGGATGCTTTCGCGCGATTCGGCGGTGTCGATGAAGTTTTCACGCGCCGCGATATCGGTCTTGAAGGCCAATGTTCCCGCCAGCCAGGAAAGAAGATCGGTTATCGCGACAAATTCCGAGGAGATGATCCAATCATTGAAGTTCTCGGGATAATTGACGAGGATGTAATTCCTAAGAGCTTGATTGATGCTTACCGGGTCGGTGGCGTTGAAATTGATCTGGGTGAAACCCTGATAGATCGAAGTCCATTCGTCTCCTGCGAGGAGGTCTGTTTGCCGCGAACTCACTGGAATGGTCCTTATGACTGATTGAAATAGGTGGTTTCAGAGAGTTCAAAATTGGCGCTGAATGTGGCGATCACGTTCCAAGGCAGATACAAAAGCGTGGCTTCGATGCGAAACCCTTTGTCGATTTGCAGCGGAGTGATCGTCTGGGGCACCACGCGGGCATCGAGGTTGCAGATGCGGGTGGCTTCGGCTATGATCGCACCGGCCAGGATCGGCGTCATCGGCTCAAACAACATATCCCACAGTTTGCAGCCGTAGTCGGGCCGCATAACCCGCTCGCCCACCCGTGTATTGAATGATGTCATCAGATCAATATTGATCAGATCAATGTCATAGAGCGAACGCACGCCGGTGATATTCGAATACAGCGTGCTATAGCCGAGGAAATACCGTGTAAGCTGACTGGAACTGTTTGATTGGGTAATGACGGCCATGTTTCCACCTAGATGGAATATTTAGCGGCGGCTATAAACCCTCCGGTTAATCACCTAGTGGAATTCCGGCGATTCTTCGTCTTGTTTGGCGATGTCTTGGATCGCCTCCATATCGGGCCACGTGGTTTGCACCAGCCGATAGAATTTATAGAACCGACGCGTAAACTTGCGTTGGTAGACGGTGTTAAGACTGTGCAGCCACGCGCTTTCGAACCAGATGTCATAGACCCGGCGAAATTGGCTATAACTAATGGTCTTGAAACGATCGGGTGGCTTCTTGGCCATCGCTAGGAGAGCGAGTTTGTAGATAATTGTGTGCAGGCCTTGTTGATAATAGCCATTGAATTCGATCGGGCTGTTATAATACGCGGCCCGATCGGCAACTGGCGGTTTGCCGGATTTGGCGACATTGGCTTTGTGTTGGGTATAGCCGCGTCGATAATCCATCACATGGGTAAACTCATGGGTGAACTGTGCCCAGTCGAGTTTGTAGCCGAGGTCGATTTGGTCGCGCGGATCGTCTTTCAGCATCATCACCAAAAGCATGTGTTGCCGTCCGGCCATGGTGGCGGTCGTGACATAGGCATCACTGGTGGATTTTGGGTTCCAGCCGAGGCCGATATAGAGGTCCTGATAGGGGATGCCGACTTCGGTGGCGCGGAGCAGCCACAGTTCATCGCCTTTGGCCGTCCGGACATTAAAGAGGCCCATGTCTTTGAGCGGCGTCTTGGCATTGGCTTGGTAGAGCCATTGCGAGAACTTATGCGAGGCGCGTTGTGCATAGCGCAGTTTGCGCAGGTCAATCTCAGGCGTCTCGAAGAGTTCCGTCGCATGCATAACGATATTTAGGTTCCTAGCGGTGAAGTGTCGCCGTTTCGTTGGACCCGAGAATTCTGTGAAACCGAGCAAAAAACCTGTTGACGGGGGCGATCGAGGTTTCTAGAAGATGCGCCACGGCAGCCCGGCTGCTGGTCCTTGGAAAACAGGTGTTGAGATGAAGGTAACCGTGAGGCGGGCTGACCGCTATGTTCGTGCAGCCATTGACGCAGCGAAGAAGTTTTCTCTCAAAGCGGCCGAGTCGATTTCCATCCATGACGCGTTGCTGCGCGGTGATAATGACGGCAGGCCGCCTAGTGCGTTGCTTGATCGTATCAATAAACTGGCGCGGGAGAACACCGACGCGTTGCAGACGGCGGTCGGTTTGATCGAAACCGCTTACGCGATCCGCCAGCAGATTGCCGAGGCGAATCTGCACCATGGGATTTCGGCCATCCTGACTCGCGAGCAAGAAATGAAGCTCAAGGAGACCATTCTGACCGCGATGTTGGGTCAACTTGCCGATACAGGCGAGGAAGCCGAAACGGCGATCACCAAGGCGACCCATGTGCGGACGAACCCGCCGACCAGTCGGGACCTGTACGGCGAGGTGCGGGATCGGATTTCGGTGATGGTGCCGCATGCGGACTTGCGCACTGACATTGAGACCCATCTGCGCAAGCTCAAGAGCGATCAAGTGGCAGCGAATGAACGGCGCAACTTCTTGAATGTGACTGTGCATATCGAACTCGACTCGAAGGCGGTTGACACCTTGCGTATGGCGCACATCATCGAGTCATAGAGCTAACCCGAGAGCTTCGGCTTTCCGGGTTGGGGCGAAGCGGGAGATTGTCGAATCGGAACAATTTGGCTCACGCCATGTCCTTAAAAGACACCATAATGGGAATACGATCTTTGCTGTCCATTCCATGTTCCATTGGGACCACTGGTTGTCCTGGGCCACCACGATCGTTGTTCGTTGCTGGTTGTATTTGCTGGATGCTGGTTGCTCGTTCCAGATTTGCGTCTCTCGCTTTCGTTCCCCCACAGTGTCAGCTTGAGCGGACCGCAACATTGGGTAGCGGGAGCGAGACCACGGGTGCTGCGATACTGATCTGACAGTTGGACAGGCGAGCGGCGGCAGCCTCGATTGCCGCCATCAGATTCTCAAGGGCGGCAATCAGCTTGATCATTTGTTTGATATAGTTCAAGTTGACGGTGATTGATGGCGCCACGAAATTGGTGATCCATTTGATACATCCGCCCAGACTGGTTGGTATGGTGATCAGAATATTCAACACGGCGATCTGCGATTCCATCGCCTCGATCTCGGTTTGGATTTCGGCCATCGCTTCATCGACGATGGCCTGGATCGCCGCGCATGGATTGATCGCATCGACATCATCCGCAATGCCATTGATCTGATCGGTAATATTGGCTAGGTACGCCGGATTGAAAACGGCCGCGCCTTGTGGCTGCATGATGAACTCTCAAAAAATGTTGGTGATGATGCCGTTCTGCACGGTGACGATTTGCCCGGTCAGTGTGCTGAATGAGCCGCTTGCGCCGACGCCGACTTGCAACACATTATCGATTTTGACCACGGTGCCGCCGATCTCGGAATAACTGTTATTAACCGGGGGTGTTGGGGTTGTGCCGCTCATGATCTTCTCCGTTATATCGTGTCTATTTAGATCGTCATCGCCGCATAGGTGACGTTTGGCAGGTCTTGCGCGGTCCAGGCATAATTGACCGATTCGAACGCGCCCGCCCGCGATCCCAATGATCCCCAGTATGCGGTCGGGAATTGGCCGCGAACCAAGGGTCCGGCCACTACCACCACAACATGGCCGTGGATATCGGGCTGGGCTTGCTGACTGCCATTGAGACCGGCCACAACCAACTGCCCGGCTTGCGCGCTCGCTGCCGCTGCGACCCCGTTGCTGAGCGGACTCCACTGGCCGCCAGCTTTCAGCGCTGCGGTAATCGCATTGGCATTGCCTGTGATGGTGACCCCTAGAAGACTGCCCACGGCCTGAACAAACCCACTGCAATTGCCGGTATGGGCCGGGTAGGCTTGGATACAGGCGGCTTGGACGCGATTGGATGCCTGTGGATTGGACCCCAAGTTCACAGCAGCGTAGAGCCGGGCGTTATCTGGACTGGCGATATCAAAGGGAATGATGCGTTCCCCGGCGGGTTGACCGGGTGCTTGGCTGTAAACTTGTATTCCGGCTATGCCGGTATAGTTCGGATTGCCGATTTGCACGATGCCAAGATAAATGGCGGCATGATCGCGATAGGTGCCATTGTCGTTAAAGATGGCAATCGGCTGATTGGCCGCCCAGGTGGTGTAATCGGCATTGCCTTTTTTCCATTGCGTTGGATTTGACAAGTTGGAGAGCAGGGAGGCGGGTGATGAGGTCGGCCCGACGAAGCCATTCGCGTTGGGTTTGAGGGCCGCCAGACCGCCAGGGGTCTGGTCGCACTCGCCGCTCCCGCCAACTGGCGCATTGATCACGGGGGGTGGCACGACCGCTGGGCGCCCCCCGCCCAGTGTCGCCGAGCTTGCTGGTTGGGTGGCCAGATTGACGGGCTGTGGTGCGGCCATGGCGGCAGCCGCGCTCGCAGTTGGATCGAGAGGGGTGGCTGGATTGCCTGTGGTGTTGCGATCACAGGGAGCAGGTAAACCATATTGACCGGAATAGGCTTTGGCTTTGGCATCGGCGATGGCGCTGAGACTGGCCACCACCTCGGCACAACTGCGGTTGCGAAAGATCGAAGGATTGGCGGCAGCGGCGGCCGGGAAGAGGCTTGCGGCACTATCGTTCGGCGTGTTTTGGGCTGCCGCGATCA